GTTAGAATCAAAAAATAGAAATTGAGGGCATCCAGTCCCTATACCAAAGATGAATTACCAGTTCATCAGCGGGTACATCCCTATAACAATGTGCTTACAACGGCACCAACTATGCGAGGACATTATATCATGACTGTAAAATATATCCATATCGAAAAGTATGATTTTGAGACGTTTGAGAAAGAAAAAAAACCATACGTGATGATTTGTACCGATGTAATCCAACGTATCGAAATGAAATATTCCCAAGCTTTTCTATTATGGGTCTTCTTAGAAAGCCATTCCCCGACATGGGTGCCAAACCGTTACCACCTGATGCAACACTTTCAAATATCCGAGCGTACATACGAACGTCACATGCATTGGCTTAACACTGTCGGTTTAATTGAATATCGCCAGAACCGGGAATCAGGAGGTTCATTTGGTAAAGGTCACTTAGTTGTTCTCAATGGAACTAAGTTCAACCCGGACGCTGTGAGTCACGGGACCGTCAAAATTGGCGGTACGGTAGTAAATAAGAAAAAAGCCAAAGTTATCCACATTTCAGATACTCACCGAGACGCCAAAAATGGCGATTCGGTGAAACCTTCTACAAGCCGCGCCAGTACTGAAGAATTGAAGATTTCACCGAATCGCCAAATTACCGAGGTTCGGTCGAATGCGGTACATATAAATAAAACAAAGATCTCTACAAAAGAAATAAATAAAACAAACAACTCTGTTTCTGTTTTTTCTGATTCTTTTTCTGTTAAAACCCATATCGAGAAAGTTATCGGAAATAGGAATGTTGAAGTGGACGAGGAAATTATTGAACAAGGGATTTATTATGCTTACGAAAAAAACGACGATAAATCGTTCGCATCAATCAACAAGAGAATCAATATTTTTTTGAAGAAAGTAGATGAGAGAAAATGGTTAATACCTCATGGATTCCACGGAATAACTTCACAATCAATCCGTGACACTGAACTTGGATATCAATCAAAAAAAGAAAAACAACAAGCCATCGATGCCTCATTGTTTCAGGGTATTGTTAAGGCTGAATCGAATGGAGAAGGGCTAAAAGGATTTAGCGCTATGGTAAAAAAAATGAAGGAAGAAACTCATGGAGAACCAACAAACAATCGAGCAATGCAAAAAAAGGCTCTTTAAAATCGGGATTAAACTCGGAGCATCTCCTAAGCTCATCAGCACACGCCTCTTGAGCACTGATGACAAAAAAGATATGGTAGATGGTCTTCTAGACGACTCATCTCTAGAAACTGCCGTTGAAGTTTGGATTAAGAACAAGATGCCGGATTACGCAAACGGCAAAACAGAGCCATACAGACCTAAATACTAGTCACTGGCTATTGACCTATGGGTTGATGGTAGAGCGCGTCAGGAATCGAAGATTTGGCACCTTTAAAAGGATTTTTACACTAACAAATGGATGTTGATATTATGATTGGTACAGTTACATGGTTTTCGGATGAGAAGGGATATGGGTTTGTGCAAAGTGAGAAGAAAGATTATTTTGTGCATTACAAAGAAATTTCTGGAGAAGGGTTTAAGTCTTTAAAGCAGGGAGATAAAGTGATTTTTGAGCCCGCTTCTTCTCCCAAGGGATTAGTGGCTAAGAATCTTCGCAAAGATACGTAGACTTGTGAATGTTCATAACTTCTTTTCTAATTTCTTGCTGAAGATCTATGAGTATCATAAGCTTTTCACTGTCAGTGGATTCATTATCGCAAATAATTCGAGTTATTTTTCCATAGATGGTGCCAATAAGCACCATCATCGCCAGTGGAGCGTCATAGTTACTCATAATTCAATTCTTCCTCTTTGTTGGTTACAACACGCACACGTATCATACCATGCAGGTTTGAATCTTTTATGAAATGCGCTGTAATTCATCATAAATTGGTGACCTCTTAACCAGCATTTCATCCGTTTAATCATTTGGTTCTCCTTTTCATTCTACTGGATGACAAGCAACATCATAAAATTTCAAATATCTCCGGCAAAAATCGGCTAAAGAATCAGCGGCATAAGGGTGAATTCCTTTCTCTTTTGCCAGTGGCTCGCCATCTTTGCAGTCGATATCCACATTAAATCCGAATTTAGTATTTCTGGATACCCATACATCAAAATCTTCTGACATTAAATCCGATAGTGTGACCTCACTCATATTCTTCATCAGGCTCCCTCCATGATGTTTTTTGTTAATGACCCATCTATTTTTATTTCGTATTTTACAGCCAAGTCAAGTACCTTCATTGTTGATCTCCAGTGATTGCTTTAACAAGGAAGATTATGTCAAAATTAGACATACATGTCAAACTTTATCATGACAAATGATTAAAATATTTTTGTGATGTGATTTTGCTATTAACAATTTTCGTGCTATCGTTTATTTATCAAGCAGCAATGTTTGATACGGTCACTCGTGTGGTGGCTATGAGAGGGTGTGTCTATAAGGCTGTACGGGTGTTCAATCCCTGCCCCTCGTTGATACAGTTATTAATCGATTAATAATGGGAGCAAAGCATGAGCAGAAGCGGAGTTATTGATTATACTTCTGACGATGAAGCATCAGGAAATACGCATTACAATGGCGTTTCTTCTGAATACGGTCGTCGTGTGGAAGAGCAGAACAAATTACAGCCTAAGTACTGCATGCCAGGTGAAGCTGGTGGCGGCATGGAAGGTGATAAGCGCAATGAACAAGCTGGTCCATAATTAAAAAAGGTGCCCACACTATAATGTACGAACAAATCTATAATGAAGCACTATGTGAAAAAACAGTACAGATTCTAAGTACTGGAAAGAGCATAGCTGCTTTGGCTCATTTGCTCGGTGTCTGTCGTGAGACCATCTATGAGTGGCGCGACAAACACCCAGAATATGCACGTGCACTAAAAAAAGGACGCGATGCGTCTCAATTCTATTGGGAAGATATAGGGCAAGAAGGCATTCAGGGGGATATCAAAAACTTTTCCGCGACCGCATGGATGTTCACTATGAAAAATCGGTTCCGTGATGATTATAAAGAGGATAAGCAGGAAAAGACAATATCTGAAAGCATCGTCGAAAAGTTAATTGATAGTTTAGTCGATAACTAATGATTGAAGAGCGCTCATCATGGATTTGTAGAAGGTGCGATACGTCCCATGCGCCATGGGTTTCCTACTGCACATGCAAAGACTCGCCAAAGACTATACATTCTTGCCATCATCAATTTATTCTTATAAAAGATACTGATTCATTATTGTCTTATAAATGCATTTACTGCGATGTCATAAAACTGTGTATTGATAAATAATAAATTTGAATTTAATCAGGATGATTTCTTATGTCTCAGGATGAATTTTTAGATAGCCTAGAAACTTGTTGCTATGATAAAGAAAAAGAATTTCTTATCTTAAAACCCTTGAAAACTGTAACCTGCACGAAGTGTGGCGGCCATGGCACACAGAGAGTCCGGGAAGATTCCAGCGAATTTATGACAGAATGTAAACACTGCTCTGGAACGGGCTTTGAAGCTGTAAAGACGTGTGGATATTGTTTTGGAGAAAAAAAATATCGCATTATTATAGGCGAAGAGCAATCGTTTCGTGATTGTGAGTTCTGTTCGGAGAATATATGAGCGATGAAAAACTACTTCTTATACTTAAATCGCTCCCTCTTTTTGCTAAAAATTTTCTTGTTATTCATGACAAATCAGGTGCTGAACGAAATTTTGTGTTCAATCGAGCTCAGCAATACATTCATGAGCGTCTGGAAGCACAATATCAAGCAACGGGAAAGATACGAGCTCTCATATTGAAGGGCCGTCAGCAAGGGGTGTCAACATATGTACAGGCGCGCTACTTCCATAAAATAGTCACCAAACGCGGCAAGAAAGCGTTTATTCTCACGCATCTCTCAGATGCCACGCGTGCTATTTTCGAGATGACTAAGCGCTACAGCGAAAATTTGCCTTTTGAACTATTCTCGCTTCCCGATAAGAAAAACGAAAATACGCTGATGTATGACAGAATGGGCTCAGGATATCGCGTGGGAACAGCAGGAAGTGCTGAAATAGGTCGCTCTATGACTAATCAATATTTGCATCTTTCTGAATATGCCTTCTACAAAGACGCAGCTCGCATAAGCTTGGGTCTTTTGCAAACCGTTGCTGAGATGAATGATACGGAGGTTATCAAAGAGTCGACAGCGAACGGTATTGATAATGACTTTTATTCCGATTGGCAAGAAGCAAAGAACGGAGCATCTCGCTATCAAGCTATCTTTGTTCCCTGGTATTGGCAGGATGAATATTGCATTGATGATGCAAGTTTTGTGCCCATTGACGAGGAATGCGAGTGGATAGAGCGTTATGGCCCTAATGGGCTTAAGTCTGGGCATCTCAATTGGCGCCGCATTAAACTTCAAGACTTCAAGGGCGATTACGAGCAGAAATGCAGGAAGTTTCGTCAGGAATATCCCTTTACGGATGATGAGGCTTTCTTAAGCTCGATTACTGACACCTTTATTAAAGTAGAATTTGTGCAAAAAGCGCGTAAGACTCGTGTGGATAGTGAATCGAATCTCGTTCTTGGCGTCGATCCTGCCAGAAAAGGTGGTGATAGAACCGCAATTATTCGAAGGCGAGGAAGGCGTGCCTATGGACTCGAGACGTATTATAACATCGATACAATGGAGTTGGCAGGTATTGTAAAGCGAATTATTGAAAAAGAGCATCCAAGGCGTGTTGCCATTGATTCAATTGGCATAGGCGGTGGTGTCGTTGATCGCCTGAATGAATTAGGCTATAGTGACATTGTGGAAGGAGTTAATGTTTCTCTTCCATCGACAGAGCCAGATAAGTACAAAAATGTTAGAGCAGAGCTCTGGGATTCTATGCGAGAATGGCTTGTTGGAACTCTGCCCGTTGAAATTCCCGATAGTGATGAGCTTCAAACTGATTTGACTGGACTTGGATATAAGTACGATTCGAGCGATAAGTTACAGATTGAAAGCAAAGTGGATGCTAAGGGACGGGGTCTTTTGTCTACCGATACATCTGATGCTTTAATGCTGACATTTTATGGCGGGGAATATGTGAGCGATGGTGGATATAAAGTGAATCGTTTGCCTGAACATCTGCATGGTAGATTAATATGATGAAGCGAATAAGCAGTTAGAAGTTAAGAATAATAAAGCATTAAAAAGGTAAGTAAGGATTATTTACCGCTACTACTACAAGGATTGTACGATGGCCAAGCAAAATGAAAAGGTCGCGCGTCAAGCACGCATCGCATGCGAAAAGTGGCGTGGGTTTTTCCGTCATAATATCGATGAATATCACTTAATGCACACATTCGTTCTGGGTCAACAGTGGACTGCTGATGAAGAGGACGACATGATTAAAACCTTTCGAAAGGTTCCTCTTACCTCTAATAAACTCGCCACCATGGCTAACTCGCTCCTTGGTGAGCAGCAGCAAAATACGCCTCAACTGTCCGTCGTTCCAATGACAAATTGCGATGAAAATGTTGCCCATTTGCGTGAGCTCATTACTAAAGACATTATGTTTTCGAACAACACAGCCACTGTTTATCAAGTTGCTGCAAGCCAGGCTGCGATTGGTGGATTTGGCGCCATTCTTGTTGATACTGAATATTCCCACCAAAAGTCTTTCGATTTAGACATTGTGTACCGACACTTCAAAGACGCCACTCGCTGCTATTGGGACGTGGGAGCAGAGTCAGTTAATAAAACTGATGGCACTTTATGCGGTTTTGTATCGCGCATGACACGAGTTAAGTTTCGTGAAGTGTATGGTCGAGATTTAGAAGAAAAAATAGGAAAGACGCAGATTGCAGCGAGTAAGGAAGAGATTGCTCTTACGGTGCAGCCTGACGAAGGAGACGATCCTTTCAGCTGGTCTGACACGGAAGCGGTGACCATCATCGATCACTTTGTGCGTAAGTTTGAAAAAGACATGCTCTATAAGCTCTCAACGGGAGATGTGTTAAATCAAGAGGAAATGGATGAGCTTATCGAATCCTCAAAAAAGATTAATGAAAAAAATCGCATGATGGAGATCTCCCAAGAGTTAATGGGCAGCATGCAAGAGGAACAAAATCCAGAGATGCAAATGCAGACAGAAATCCCCATGATGCCTGAAGGAAGCAATGGATTTGGTATGCCAGGCAACCAAGAAATACTTCCTCAAGAAAATGGACTTGATGTTACTGGCTCATCGGTTGAGCTTGAACCTGATAATGATTTAGACGATTTGAATAATCCTGATTTTATGACCCTTTGGATGGATAATGAAATTGTTCGCATTGAAGACAAGCGGCCTAGTAAGCGTCATAAGATTATTCATTACAAGATTGCTGGTGAATACGTGCTTGATACGACTGAATTCCCTAGTGAGCAGCTGCCGCTCGTATTTGTTGATAATAATTCTTATTACGATAAGACAGGTAAACAGATTTGTCGCTCATTTTTTGGAGATGCCAAAGACACGCAGCGCTACATTAACTATCTAAGAACTCAATCAGCCTACATCATCAAAGTCAGCAGATACGATCAATGGATTGGGAGCAAAAAGAATGTCTCAAGCTTAGACACGCAAAGGAATTGGCGTGACCCAAATTCAACGCAGGGAATGATTACTTATGATGAATCACCCAGTGGTGCCAAGCCTGAGCAAGTTCGAGCACCTGAGTTGTCTGCGTCTCTTTTTCAGCAATATCAGCTGGCGATAGAGGACTTATACACGTCCACTGGACTTTATCCTGCTCGTATGGGTAACAATGGGGATGAAGCCAGTGGCAAGGCTATTGACGCACGAACTCGCCAAGGAAGCTATACCACTTATGTCTTTTTTAACTCGATTAATCGGGCAATTGCTACTAGTGGCGCTATTGTTAACGAAATGATTCCTCGTGTTTATGACACAGAGCGCGTGCTTGCACTGATGACTCCCGATGAAGGCATGAAAAACATTGCCATCAACAAACAATCTGATGAGTATGGCGAGCACGTAGAAAATGATATTACGAAAGGTACTTATGAAGTAAGACTGAAACCGGGTCCGAGTTATGAGGGCCAAAAAGAGCAAGCGCTGATGTCGCTTCGTGAAGTGCTTCAAGCCGATCCTAGTGCTTTTAATCTGATTGCTGATTTGTATGCTGATAATTTGCCCCTTTCTAACACGATTGAGATTAAGAATCGCTTAAAAACTAGAGTTCCGCCTCAAATTGTGGAAGCCGGGAAAACAGGGAAAATGCCGGCTCAATCAGGGCCTTCACCGGAAGAGCAAGCAGCACAATTGCAGCAGCAACAAATGCAGCTGGATGCTCAATTTAAACAACAACAATTGGAGATTAAAAAGCAAGAGCTCGCGCTGAAAGCACAACAAATGCAGGTAGAGCTTGAGATTGAACATCAAAAACTAAGAGCCGAAGAGCTGTCGGTTATGGGGGATATAGAAGAAGGAAAAATGAGGTTTATGGCAGAAACTCAAAGGACAGAAAGCGATCATGCCATCGCACATGCTGATAATTTGATTAAGATTTTAACGCATAGGATTTAATAACGTAGAGCTGAGAGGGAACTTATGATTACGAGTAGCATTGATGAATTATTGCTAGGCGCAAAAACCACGCATCATCCAAAAACACCAGAAAATCAATACAATGATGAGCCTGAACAAATAGAAGAAATAGAAGAAGTAGAAAAAGTCGATTTCGAGAAATCTGAAGAGACTTATGAGGAAGAATCAACTCATCATGCGCAAATAGAAGAGCCAAGTAGCGAAGAATCTCAGGCAGCTGAATATGATGAATACGGCAATGAAAAAGAGCGCATGAGTAAGGGGATGAAGGACAGGCTTGACCGCAAAGAGAAGCAATATCAGCGAGAAGTAGAGCAGCGTGAACGAGAAATAGAGAATTTGCGTGCGCAATTAGCCGCTCAAGGAGCAAGTCATCAAGTTCAAAAAGCAGCTTCTGATTTTGAATACGATAATAATGCAGAAGGTGATTGGCAGCAGCAATTAGCACACTTTGTGAAGCAAACAGTCAGCTCGATGAGTCGCGAGCAGGAAGCGGCTCAAATGAGGCAGCAAGAACACATGCAGCTTCAAGAATTTGAAACTAAGTTTAAGCAAGGAATGAATAAATTTGATGATTTCAAAGAGGTTATTACTGCTCTTCCCTTTGAGATATCAAATCCTATGACGCTTGCTACCCGCGCCATGTCCGATCCTGCTGCTTTTTTATATGCAGCTGCTAAGCGTAATCCAGGCGAGCTTGAGCGAATATCCAAGATTCGTGACCCATATGCTCAAATGACTGAAATGGGAAAACTTGAAGAGCGTATGAAGCGTAACAAGCCAACAACGAGAGCTCCAAGACCATTAGATAGAACGAATGAAGATGCCTCGTTGCCTGCTGCTAAAAAGAAAACGCAACCCACCATTGAAGATTTAATTGCTAAAGCAGATGCTAAAAAAATGCAAAGAATGAAGGGGCGAGGAAGGGTGAGGTGATGGATGAGCTCTATGAATTCGATCTTGATTCTTTGGATGATACTGACATTGATGACGGTTATAGTATTGTTTCACTAGATGATTGGGAGCCTGAAAAGAAAACTAAAACGGTGCCTAAGTCTCAATGGAGAAGTGATTATAAGGATGCCGATCCTTGTCAAAGACCGGGACTGGATGAAATCAGGAAAATTAATTTCTACATAAAAAATAAATATCCCGACCATCAAATAATGGATTCTTTTGGCATTTCTGCTGAAATTTTGGTCGCAATTAAATCAAGAAATTATTGTCCAGTTGATGGAATTTCACTTGATAACTTAAGTAAGATTCAAAAAGAATTTGAGAAGATTGATAAGAAAATTGAACTCATTTACAAAGCGCTGCAATTTTTTGCTGATAATGGATTTAATGAGGCAGACTCTTTTAAGCGTAGTGCATTCAAAGGAATCATATCAAGATCTAAGAAAAAAAATAAAAGAAAAAATAAAGGTGATGAGGAAGAATAATCAAGGGGCATAGCCTGGTGGCCCAGTCTACCACCAATCGTGCGCCAATTGCCCCAGCTCATAATAGCGTCATTTGACAATTGATAAAAGCCAATCTATGCTAAAAATTGACGAGTAATAGCAGAATTCCGTCACTGCACACAAAATACACGCGCGTACTTATGTCTCTCCGCGAAGACGAATGGGAATTACATTAATTTATTCATTCATTTTCGTACAGGGAGTACATAAAATGGCTAACTTGTTTCAAGAAACCCAGTATGTTCTAGATGACGTATTTGTACGCTTCTGGAACTCTTTATCTTTTGCTAGAACTGCTAACAGAAATCTAGAAGCAGACTTCAAAAATTTACGATTCGCAACCGGACAAACTATCGACTATCGTTTGGAAGAGCGCTATTTGGCTGGTGAAGGTGCTTCTGCTACGGCTGAAGCTCGGGTTCAAATCATCCGTCCATTATCCATTACTAAGCAATTTAGAACCATGATTGAATACACAGGCTTCAACCTGACATTCGATCGCGCTCGAGATGAGCCTTATTTGGAAATGGCCAATGCTCCTCGTGCTAAACGCTTGGCTAACTTGGTTGAAAATTTTATTGCCTCAGAGTTCCAAACCCAAACCTATCAAGCAGTGGGCACACCTGGAGTTCCAGTTGATTTCAACACCATATTAACTGCAGATGCTTACATGACGCAGCTTGCAATTCCTGAAGATGGGAAGCGTTATACAGGTGTTCCACCACGAATTGCTGCAAACCTGTCTAATGACTTATTTGCAACTTTTAATGACACAGTCAATACCGGTGCTTTAATTGATGGCTTTGTTGGACATTTGTCAGGTTTTGATTTCTTTAAGACTAACTTCTTAAGCTATCAAGTTGCAGGTGCTGGACAAGCGGGTGGAAGTCCTCCTGCTGGATTCTTGCTCGCAGGAACGGTCACTAACGGTCCTATTACAGGCGGCAACACCATTGCTGTTACCGGACTTGGTCAATCTCCTGGAACTGTTGTGTTTAATGTGGGTGACATTGTTGAGGTTGATAGTGCGTCTGGGGTTTACATGGTTAACCCACTGACTTATCAGCCTATTCTAGAACAGGTAGCTCAATTTGTTGTGACGGCGCAAGTCATCACATCCGATGGTAGTACTGCTACGATTCCTGTTAATCCAACAATTATTGTTGATGGAGCAAGACAAAATATTTCAGCGGCCATTCCTAATGGAGCTCAGATGTTGTTACGAGCAAGCCATAACGTCTCTCTTGCTTATCACACGCAAGCGGTAGTTTTTGCAGCTCCTCCAATTAAGGAATTACGTGGTGGTGTTGAAGCGGTTACTCGATACTCTGACTTATATAAGTTAGCGATGACTTATTCGTTAGGTGCTGATATTCGTAACTACGAGCAGCTCGATCGTATTGACGTTATCTGTGGTGTCGCGATAAACCCAGAGTTTGCGGTTCGTATTTGTTCTTAACTGTACCCGTCCTGCATGGCTGTATGCGTGCGGGACATTTTTAAAGGAGTAACGATGGAGGGAACACCTGCCGTTTACTTAGGAAGAATTGTATCTAAAGAGAATTTCAGAGTTTTTATCTATGGACAAAAGGGTTTGAAAAAATGTGTCAATTCTTGGGATGAATATGAAAGACACATGCAAACAGGGCTTTGGTTTGCCTCAATTGAGGAGGTAAGTAGTCCAGTGGATGAGCCAGTCACACCCGTTGAGCCCATCTGTGTTCCATACAAAAATAACAATAAAAGCACAAAGTCAGTACCTAAACAGAAATCAAAATAGAGAACATTATGGCTTTCACCGTGGGACAATTTGTGTTTCAAATGTATCGGCTGATTACTGCCTCAAATCCGACAGTGCCACTTCATGGTGATGATGAGAAGCTTGCCATCATGGTTTTAAATCAACTGTTGCAATCTTATGCCAATTCAGGTCTCATGCTCACCATTGCGCAAACGGTAACTGTTCCCATTAATTTGCCAGTACAAAGTATATTATTTACCGATCCTGATTACGTAGGCGACGTCACAACACAGCAAGAAATTGTCACGTTAACCGCTGTTTCTCCAGTGTTTACCGTGGCTAATGGCGCAATCTATGCAGTAGGGGATGGCGTTTCAGGGACTGGTATTATTCCAATGACCACCATTATTTCTATTGTCGGAAATACGGTAACCATTTCGTCTAATGCAACGATTACTGGAGCATCCAATCTCACGTTTACTCAATCCATACCAGACCCAACAGTCGCTATTATTAAACAAGGTCGACTTGCTAATTTGGATAGTGCGTGGCTTGTATTAAGTGGGGTCACTTATCCGCTTATTGATAAAAGTCGTGATGAATATTTAGCCGCTTGGAAATATGAGCCTTTGCAAGGTTTGCCTAGGTTCATCATTACTTTTCCCGATACTGACGTTGTTCAAGCACGACTGTATCCAGCACCGAGCCAATTCTATCAATTTTATTGTCGCGGTAAATTTCAGATGGTGCCGCTTACTTCAAATGATGATTTGAGCTCTATTCCTGAATACTATTACTTGTATTTGATTTATGCGGTTGCCAAGTATGTTTCTAAATTTAAAGGACGCGCCTCGGCGTGGACTCCTGATTTAGAGGCTGAATATCGAGAACTTAAAGACAACATGGAAGCAGCCAGTGAAGTAAACTTATCGATAGCAGGAGATGAACAAAGTTTACTCAATGGTGCATGGCGAGTTAGGGCAGGAATATAGTTATGGCCGATAATCCGAACAGTGCACACATAGAAGAGCTTCCAATATTTTGTTATTACGATGTGCAGCGTTTCCCTCAGTTTGGTGCGATGGATTGTGCGAATTTTTACAGAATTCAGGCTGATTCTGGCAAAAAAAACGTGGCTCTTTATCCGGCTATGGGACGCCAACATATTAATTTTTTAAATCAAAATCGTTTGGTATTCAATGCAGAGCCTGTGGCTTTTTTCAAGTCTATTGATTATTTATATGTGATTGATGAGACTGTAGTCTTTCAATTCGACCGTTTTTATAATCGAAAAATTTTACCTATTAATGTGGCATTAGGAGCACCGGTATGGTTTGCCACTTTGCCTGTGGGAACTATTGTTTACAATATGATGACCGATGGCACTAACATTTTCTTAATTACTGAAAATGGAAGTTCTGTTACAGCTGAAGTGGTTACCGACACCAATCGGCCCGTAAATCCCCTCTACGTTGCCTCGTTCGGTAACCGCTTCGTAGTGAGCACGGCCGATACTCCAAATTATGGATTAAGTACAATCAATGTGACTGGAGGTGCAAGTGCCTGTTTTACTATCAATGATGCCCCTTTGTTTAACCGTGCATCGGGTATTATTAGACAATTTGCTGTGCTTCACAATCAGCTTTACATTCTTTGCGATTTTACAACGGATGTGTGGGCCAATATTTTAACTACTATCACAGTCGCGGGCGTGACCACAGAATTTCCCTGGAAGCTTAATTCCTCTTATGACTTTGATTATGGGATTGCCGATCCTAATTCTTTGTCGGTTGATTTTGGAATGATGACCTGGCTTGCTAAAAACCAAAATGGTCTTATTACTTTTATGACGAGTAATGGACAGGCTCCTAAGCCTATATCGACGCAAGCCATTAATGTGTTATTGGAAAATTCAACTCATACTGATGCATTAAATCCTTTTCTAACAAGCGAGGTGGATGGATTTTTGTATCAATATGAGAACACAATTTTTTACAGAGCCTCGGCCGGTCACTATTATAACTTTGGCTCACTTGATGTGTCTGATGATGCAAGTTGTATTGAATACAATTTTCAAACTGATACTTGGATTCGTTGCATTGAGCTTAATGGAGAGAGAAACAGAATTAAGAAGCATGTTTATTTTAATAATATTCATATTGTTTCTGTTCAAGGCGATCCTGCGTTATATCAGATGGCTGGCAATATATATCACAATGAGTTGATTAATCCTGCACAGCCCGATCATCAAGCCGTTGATGCTTTTTTGAAATATCCCATGCGTTATGAACTGGTAACCCGGCAGATATTTTTGCCCGACTACTCGGAGTTTGCAG